AGACCCTGGTAGAGGACGTTGCTCCCTTTCAGCAACAGGATTGCGTTGTATGACTGGTTTTTACCGTTTGAAAACCATTAAAACGTATAGTGCGTTCTTCGCTCTGTAGTGGAGCGGCGTAAACTGGAAGCATCTAAGCAAGCAATCGGGGCAATTACGCTCTCTCTTTCTCCCCTGTATGTAGGAGTGCGGATAAGCACTTATTTGCTTAAAGGTTTGGATAGTCAAGAAATCTACTCGGCGTTGAATAGTTCGCACTGAACCTACGTTTCGATGAACTTGCCCATTTAAGGGGTTTTATTGTTTCACCCCTCTAAGCAGTGATGTGGGGATATTATCCGCTCTCGTACACCAATATATAAAAAAAATATTTATCGTTCAATTTTGATTAAATCAAAACATATTGATGATTGAATAAAATAGAGACCGTCATCGCTAACGGTCTCTGTATCAATATTTAATGTAATCTAAAATGAACTTTCCGACTCTGACACTTGAACTCGACGTTGAACATCGGTTATATCGCTCTCAACGACATAAACTCTCTGATTTCCTCCGTTGACATCATACATAGGTGTCGGTATGTTGTTTTGGTTTTCGTCCAATAACGGAGTTACCTGTGCCGTTGATAAAGTTGATACAGTTGAGTTTACTGCGGAAGATGCACCCTCGTTCTTTTCGCTCATAATGTTCTTGACATTTGCTATACCTGTTGCGATTTCTCCTGCCATAGAGGCGTACATCAACGCAACACCGATAGGGCCAGGGCCGTATGCAGACGGGCCTTCCTTGAGTATCTTGTTAGCACCTACCCAAGTTGAGACCACAGCATCTGTGATGGCGAGTGCCTTTGTCGCCTTGGAGTTCTCTCCCATTATAGACTGCATCGCACTTGAGAACTTGCTGTAGGTATTGAGGTTGTTCTGCTCTCGTTTCTGTTTTAATTTAAGCAGTTTTTCTTCCGCCTTATCGTTTTTCTGCTTCTGCTTCACATCATTGTCGGCAATCTGTTTCAAGCGGTTACTCTTTTGTTGTTCGAGCGAAATCTCTGTAGCGGTTATCTGCTGTTGAATGTCTTTCAGTTGTTCGGAGTTAGCACCAGTAATCGCAAACACTTGGTCGTAGTAGTTTTGAAGTTCTTGTAACTTCAACTCATCTGCTTCTATCTGCCTGTCAATTTCAAGTTGTTTATATCTTGAGTCCATATCGGCAAGTTGCTGTTGGTAATCCTCGTAGGTGATGAGACCGTTCAGATATTGGTCTGTTATGCCCACATAGTCCTCGGACTGTTTCATTGTGTTCTCGACAGAACCCCTATTGAACATTTCCTCTCTCGCCTTGACAATGTTTTCGTAGGTCTCCTTTTCGTTCTCGAGTTTTATCTTGTTGATATTGATTTGGTTTTGAGCAGACTCTTTGAGATATTCGTAGTTGATATTCATCTTCTGCGCCTCGATTTTGCGGTAGTCGTCTGTCTCTGTCTTGCCTATATCCCTCAAGTGCTGTAGTGCATCGTCAAGTATGGTCCCCCTGTTTTTGATGCCCTCTTTGACAATCTTGGTTCGTTCTTCTTCTGCTTTGAACTGTTCTGCTACTGTGTACTTGCCTATCGACTTGAGCAGTTCAACCTGTTGGTTTGAATCATCAAGCAACTGCTTGGTGAATGAATCCTCGTTTTTTATGTTTTCATTAACATCTTGTATGAATTTCTTGAAATCCTCCGCACTTTCCTTTAGGGCGTTCTTTGTGCTGTCGACCCTTTTCTTGTTCTCTTTCTGTACGACCCCAGTTGTCGCCTTTGACTCGTTCGCTATTCGGTTCTGAATCTCTGTCGATTGTGTCTGCATCTCGACCATAGAACGCTTGTAAGTGACCTCTGCCTTTGTGACATTTGCCTTGAGTTCGGCAAGTCTCTTCTTACCCTCAACATCTGTAGGTGTTAGTGATGCAAAATACTCTGCCTGTCTATACTGTTCTTTGGCGAGGGCAACCTGTCGCTTTCCGTTTGCCTCTATCTCTTTCATCACCAACTTGAGGTACTTCAGACGCTCCTTGCCTGTGTGTTGCGCCGCTTTCAACCTCAAGTCCGCCTGACGTTTTTCACTCTCCGCTATCTTGACTTGTTCTTCCCTTGTATCTTTAGCGAGTTTCTGACGGTCACTTTCCGCCTTTCTCGCCTTTATCATACTGTTTGAGAGCGAGTTCGCCCATTTGTCAATGCTTGTGCCGACCTGTTTCACATACGTTCCTGCGTTCTTTACGAGGTTGGTGATGCCATTCGATGCGCTCTTGACAAATGAATCAATGCTGTCGCCTACGTTGCGTATGCCGTTTGCGAGTGTGTCCAAACCGATAGCGTCAGCAACCTTTGCGACGGTGTGCATAACTGCGTTGAGGAACTGTGAAATCTTCTGCCCCAACCAAGCGAACGCCTCTATCACCTTGCTTGGTATGAACAAGACAATGTCGACAATGTTGCCCAATATATTTGTGATTGTTTTCGCACCACTGCCTATCATCTTCACTACCTTTGGAATGTTCTCCGCTATGATAGAGAACAGGTCGACGAGTATTCCTGCCAACCAGTCTATGACATTGATGATGGCGTTGATGATAGGTTTGAATGTCGCTAACGCCTTGCTCCATTTCGCCGAGAGTGTGGCGTTCTCCGAGATTGCGCTCTTCAACTTCAGGAAGATGGCGACCAAGAGCGTAAGCACTGCGATGATAGGGTGCGCTTTCAACAGGTCTAACGCCGTCTTGAACCCTGCCGATGCTGTTGTGGCGAGATTGAACCCTTTGGCCGCACCTCCAAGTGATACGCCCATCTGACTGAATGCCTCGACAAATGCGTTGGAGTAATCGCCTACGTTTCTCTGCCAGTTGCCTATTGATGCGTCCATTCCTTTCAACTGGTTGTTGATTGAGAGTATCTGCTTGCCCAAGACCTCTCTCTCCGCCTCGTCGTTTGTCGCTTTCCACTGCTTGCGCAACTCCGCCATCTGATGTGTGAGGGCGTTGTAACTGCCGTCCAAAGCGTCTGCGTTACCCTTGCCTACGCTCATAACCTCGTTCAGTTTTGACTGCTTCTGACGAATGTCGTCCGCTATCCTCGCATACTCTGCGCTTGTCTTGTCGAGACCAAGCAGTTCTGAACGCAAGTCGTTAATCTGCTTGCGGTAGTCCTTTAATGTTATGTTGAGTATGTTCTGCTCTGCCATTGATTAAGATGAATGTTTTGATTTAATTTAAATATAATTGCTGGTGCTGTCTATTTTGACGAATGTCGCATCTGACAGGGTGTCGTTCGGGTTGTAGTTGTCCAATCTCAACAGCAACCACAGGGAGTTGTCAAATGCGTAAAACACCCTCATAGCGTCATTTGGTCTTCCCTTTATCCTCGCTTTCAACTTGACAGTCTTTGCGTTCTTTGCGTAGATGTCGTCGATGTATGTGCGCCAGTAGTCGCTCAAGGTCTGTGTGTCGTCTGTGTAATAGTCCAAGTCACCGAGGAATGTGGAGGCAGGTCTGCCGAAGTCGAGGGAGTGTGTATAACCCTCCCTACCGTAGTCTATGTCGCCTGTGAGGTACTTTGAGAACACAGGAATGTCGTACACCTTTTCAACGGCGTTGTCGTACAAGTAGCAGGGGTTTTCGTTGGTGTCTATCATCTCGTCTATTGTATCAGAGATGATGATAGGTGTAGATGAACGCTTGAAACCGTCGAAGAATACGAGCGACACAGGTATGTCCGCCTGACTGTTGTCTGTGTCAAAACAGCACAGTTTTGGTATCTCGTCAGTGTAGCGAGGTATGACCACAGATGCCATCGCTCCGTTGTGGGTGAAGTCGTTGTCCATGTAGTTGTACGAATATGTGTACGGAATGGCGAATGTCGGGTAGTATGTGCTCTCGTCTATCTTTGTCCTGCCGAACATCTGCGAGTTCAACCTGTACGGTATTGTGTTTGTGTAGATGCTCTCTGCGAATATATCCTTTTCGTCATTGGAGAAATTGTATGGTGTTACAAGTCTGTAATAACCGTATGGCACATTGTTCTTGTTACTGTACAGTCTCTCGGCGTATGTCTCTGCCACAGGCATTCCGTAGAGGAAATACTTGCTCTCAATAACAGTAGGTGTTATCGTCAACGTCTGTGAGCGGTCTATGTCCGTCTCTATGTCAACAATACTGTCTTTATAGTATTCTTTCGCCGTCATTATCCTCACCGTCTTCGTCTTCGGGTCGAAAACGAAACGAGAGTTGAACAATTTGAAATAGTCAGTCAGGAAAGCGAGGGGTGTAGGCAGATTGCCGAACAGCATCTTCTTCGACACCATAGAGACAGAGGTGTCGGGGTTGATTTCACCGTAGAAGAATCCGCTGTTGACAGACATATTGATTTGATTTAATCCACCTATTGAATGCAACCAGTAATAACCGTTGTCGTCGACATCTACACCGAATGTGGCGTTACCGCTTATGTCGTATGCGTTGTTGTTCAAGACAGCGTATGATATACGGCGGAAGAACAGTCTCGCCCTCAACTTTGTCTCTGTGGCGTTGTAGTAATTGGTCTTTACTCTCATATCGCTCTTGAACTTGAAGCGCACAGAACCGCCTGTAGCGTCGTCAGTTTCTTCCAAATCGGAGTAAACCACCTTTAGTGTTAGGTCGTCTGTAGTGCCTAAATCCGTCTTGATGTCGGTTATCAACCTGTTTTTGAATACACCGAACTGTGCTACAGGGTCTACCGCCCAGTTTCCGTATATGTCGCTTGAAAGGTAGTTGTACTTGTTGTTTATTTTTGTTGTGTGCAAGTACATAGGCGAGATGTGGACAACCTTGCCTTGTTCATCGCTCAACACTATGCCATAGACATAACCGCCGTAGTTGGTGTGGAAGTAGTACGACTTCTTGTTCGAGATAAGGAACGATGTGGCGACACTCTTTCCGCTCTCAACTCTCGTAGGGAACTGAATTGTGTTGTTAATCAAGAGGTTGAAAGATACTGTCTCGTTTTTGTTCACAGTTATTGCGTAGTCGTTCCCCTGCTTGAGAGGTATATTTGTGTACCTCGACTGTAGTGGCGTTGTGCTGTAGTCAAGCGTCAAGTTGTAGATGCCCGACTGTGTGGAGTTCTCCCTGTCCAACCTTGACAGCATAACCCAAGTTCGGTTGAAATACTCGCTGTTTCTTATACTGTCTGACAACTCCACCGTATAACCGTTTTTCTCCTGACTTTTGCATATAGCGTCAATCAAGAAATCGGTCTTTATACAAGGGCGTTGATATACCGCCCTCAAGTCTCTCGCCTCCCATTCATCGAACTCCCTCTGTGCCGTAACTGTGACATAACCGTCGTATCCGTTGTCCACATCGGGGAATAGACGTTTCTCGCTGTCGGTCAGTGTTCTGTAGTTTACGAGAAACTTGTCGTTATTGAAATCATCGTAGTAACCGCTGTAAGTCGGTGCGCCTACGATGAAGTTTGAGGGCGAGTGGTTGTCTGGTGCGCCTGTCTTTAATTTCTTCCAACCATCTTTGATGAAGTCAGCGTCCCACTTGATGATGTTCCTGTCCTTTGTTTCCTCGCTCTCTGTTAACCTCTTACCCTGTACATCATCAAACCCGAAGTAGATGTCTGCGAGTGTCAACTGCTCTCCGTCATCGTTGTATGCGAGGTTGTAGAAGAAGTCGCCCAAACTGCCGTAGAGAGTTATGTTATATTTCACCTTTCCGCTCTCTACGCTTACTGTGTTCAACTTAATATATCCTGATTCAATTATCTCACCATTGTTGATTAAATCAAATGGCACTCGCTTTCGGGGGTCAAAGTTAACACCATTGAGTTTGTCGCTTTCTAAAATGTTGATGTCAAGTCTGTAGCAGTGTCCGAATATTGAGTTATTCACTGGTGTGCCGTCGAGGTTGAGCGACTTTGAGAACGAGTTCTTTATCGCTGTTGGTTCTTTGGCATCTGCGCTTTGGTATGTCATCTTTATGTCGCTGTCCTGTGCGATGTCCGCCCTCTTTCCGTCTATGTATAGTTCTATCATTGATATTGTCTATTATAGGTGTATGTTATCGTCTGTCCTGTGTGTACGCTTCCTCTACCGTTATGGTGTAGGACATAGGTTTGTGCTTGTTCGATTTGAACGTCTTTTCTGTGAATGTCTTGTCCGTAGGGTTCACAGCGTAGAGTTTGCCTGTCTCAAGGTTATGCAACCACATTTGGTTAGAGGTGTAGATATGTCGCATCTTCTCGCTCTGTGCGTCGTTCAACAGATTGGTCTTTAACGTCCACTTGTTCTGTACTGTCTTACTGTATGAGCGTTTGTAATGGTTGAGCGTTGTTGTGTCGTAGTCTGTTGTCAATGTGTTGTCTGTTATACTTGCGGAGAGTTGAGAGGTAGGGTTCAAGAGAATAGAATCATATCCGCCGTAGAGGTTCTTGTAGTACAGGCAATATTTGTTCTTTGTAGCGCATACCTTGAAGTATCTCGTATCATCTACATTGTTCATCTCTGTTATGTCTATTGTCTTTAAGTTTGATATATCCTTGATGATTTGTGTGTAACTCTCATCGCTCACAACTTTGTAGTCACCGCTGTCAACACCGTCAACTGACATTGTGTCGGTCTGATACGCATACGAGGGCAGTGTGTCGCCGTATCTGTTTTGTACGGAGAAAATGAAATACTGTCTGCTGTCGAGGGTGTAGCAGATAGGGTCTGATGTGAAGTATGTTCTCGACCTGTCGGCATACGACCAGTCGTCTGTAACAACCAAGTTGAACATATCTGACATCTCCGTCTCGTTCGCTCCAGTGGCGAGAGTGAACACTTTCTCGTTTTCTGTCTTCTGCCATCTCTGCGATGATGTGATGTCAATACCGTCGCTTGTATAATCCTCGATTATATCGTTGACATTAATACTTCTAACCAAATCCGTCTTTTGTGCGTAGACCTTACCACTAAAGATTAAATCATCTCCCTTTTTAATAGTATAGAATGGGGTTACAATGGGGATTTCAATGTTCATTGTCTTCCATACAGGGAATGACAGGTACGGTGCAGGTGGGTCGATGATAACGGTGAAGTATGCGCTGACGATGTCGCTGTACTTCGGTTTAGTGCTTTGCCCTTGAAGTACAAAGTCGATGGTAATCCCGTCGGGTTGACGGTTGTCATACTTTGACGTAATGGTGATAGTCATATTTTCTCTGTTGAGGGCGATGGATATGTACTCGTTGAAGTAATCGTCGTATATCAATGAATAACTGTTTTCAAACACATTCTGTGAGAAGAAACGCACTGTGCAACTGTCGCCTTTCCTGTTACCAATTTTGAACGCATCATCATCTTCGGCACTGTCGATTGATATGTACGGTAGTTCACTGTTTCCGAACTGGTGGAGTTTTATTGTGCGATTGAAACTCTGACCGTCTGTGCCTGTGGCCGTCACTGTGAGGTTTCCGTCTCTGACACCTACGCTGTCGTTTGACTGTACGGTTATTGTTATGCCAGGTTTACCATCTATCTGAATAACACTATCGCTGTAGACACCGCTCGCCCAAGAGACATCGCTCGTAACGCTTACTTTCCCAGCGTTTACGTTCTTGACAGTGACAGGGTCGATGAATATAGATGTCTCGTTACCGCCTACGCTGTAGTCGTACATAGACAGTTCAAAGACAGACACATACTCCGTACCTGCCTTTTGGACGAGGTAGAGATAGGCGTATGATGTGTCGCCGTTGGAGTTTACGCCGTAGACCTTGACGGTACAGTTCCGCTCCATCGCCGTTGTGTTCTTTGACACCAAGACAGACAGAGTGCCAGTGTCTATCTCCACAGTGGCGAAGTTACCGCTCACATCTGCCTTTAGTGCGCCTGTGATGTTCTGTGTGGTTATTGTGTATAGTTTCTCCACACCCTCGCCACTTACAGTATCGGTGGCGTTGTTCACATTGTTGATTTTGATAAAGCACTCGTCCCTACTGATAACTGTGACGTTGATGACATACGACTGCTCCTGTCTGTCATCTGATACGGCGTACTTGACAATGAGTGTGTGCTTACCAAGTTGTACGTCTTTCAACTGGCAGTCCGCCTTGCCCCCTACGCCCTGTGTGTTTTCCTTGATGAAATACTGCGAGACCAAATCGCCCGAAACACTCTTGAAGTAAAGAAAGGCATCGTCGACTATCTCTATTGAAGCGATAGTACGGTTCTTTAGTGATATTTGCTTTGAGGTCGTAATATCCTCTCCATTGATTATGATTTTTCTTGCCATTGATTTAATTCATTTGAATTGAAATATAATTGTCTATGCGGTACGCTTTTAGTATCTATTTTCAGGTCTGCATAGAACCGTAATGGTGCTGTATATTAATGCTTTACAGTTTTCGGCCTTGAATTAGACTCTGATTGAACCAATGTATGTGTCTATCTCGTATGAGAATCGGGCGAAGTCGTCGTCCAGTGCCTTTTGTAGAAGTGGCAGGTAATGTCTGTTCAACTCATCAACGGTTTCAAACAATTCCTTTCTGCCCTCTGTTCCCTCGTTCGCTATCTTTCTCGCAATGAGGAACGCAAGTTGTTCCTCGGTTGGCAGACGACCTCTGCTGTCTGTGTACGGAATGACTGGTTTTACCCTTATCCACTCTAATATCTTGTCAATGGGTGGAAACTTTCCAGGCCCTCGTCCATTCTCGACATAGTACCAATAATCTTCAAGGTTGATGGTCACTATAAATTCATCGTCATTCCGCCTCACAACAGTCTCAACGCTGTTAAGCAGTTTATACGAGGCGTTTATCTCCTTGTCGGTCAACTTTCGCTTATAGAGTTCCTTCGCTTTCTGTGCGTATTCGTTTAGGGTCGAAAGGAAGTTCTGTAGTATCTCATTTGAGATTAATCTGTCAACACTGCTCATAGTTGTAGTTTCATTTGTCTCTGTCTTTCAAGTTGTTTTCTACCCTTTTCCATTGCGTACTCTATCACCGTAAGGAAGTAGTTAATCTCTGTCTGCCAAGCGTCATCGAACGTCTCTCTCGTAGTCTCGCAGTAGGTGTCTATCAGTGAAAACCAAGAATATAGCGAAAACGCTTTATCAACGGCATCTTCTTCCCTGTCATCGCCTGTGCTGTCTTCATCGCCCTCAACCTGCTCACCGCCCCCAAAAAGCGTAGAGTGAAACTGGTTAATCCGCTTAACCGTTTGAGCAAAAAAAAACCAATACTGTTCGCCATGTCGATGCTGACATTGTTTCGGATTTTCTCAATCAGTTCCTCGATGTCGTAGTCCTTATTGTATATTTTCCCTTTCGGCACATAGCATATAGATATGATTCTTGCGAGGTCTTTGGTCTCTGCGTTCCAAGTCGCCTGAAAGTCGACGTACTGCGCCACAGTCATATTTTTCGTTGACAGCACAAGTGTCTCGCCGTCTATGGCCAAACTCTTGTATGATGCGTTACGGTTGAAGTCGAAACTGTTGAGGAAGTCAAGTTTCTGCCCAATCCTCGCTATCTCTGCGATGGGCATATCCGCTATCTCGTCCTCGTCCACACCGCTCAAAACACTTATAACGCCAGTCAGACGCTCTATTTCATCGTCTGTACCCTTTATGATGTCCACTATCCTCTCGTACTCGCCGATAGTGACATCGCTCCATTTATCCTTTATCTTCATTTATTCAATTTGAAATAATTTAATCTTTATTTTTTGAATGACACACAATAATTGTTTTTTGCCGTCAGTGCATCGTATGCCATTGCCAAAGACATAACGTAATCGTCATGCGCTCCCTGTCCGTTGTATGTGTAACCTTTCGCTGTCTTTTCTACGGCGTAGTGCTGTAACTGGTTGATTAACTCCCTGTCGTTCTGTATGTGTATATTCTCGTTCTGAAACGCTGTGGCCAACTGCTCTATGATACGCCTCTTACTCTCATTCGTTGTGTTGAACTTGGTGATGATAGAATGTCTACTGTACTTGTGCTTGAGCATATCAAAATAGACGTTACCTATGGAGTTCTGCTCGACCACAACCTTTTTGAGCGTAGGTCTACTGTTGAGGGTTTTTACGATAGTGTCTATCTGCTCAACAGGAGACATATTGTTGAGGCGTATGAAATCTACGGCGTTAGCGTTTGCGTCGAGGAGCGAAAGCACTGTATCGTCACCATCGTTTCCTACCGCCCAGTCTATACCGCACACCACAGGTTCGCCCTTAACGATTGAATCGCTCAATACACAGTTTGTAATGTTGCGGAACACATATCCACCATCGGTGATGAACTGCCCCAAATACTCGCTCCTGAACTTCAACTCGCTAAGAGTACTGCGGTACTGCTCAAGTTTCTCATCGGACAGGAACATTGAAGTATCGTACTTACACCAGTCGAATACGGTGGAATTACTTGACTTGTACAACCTGTAGAAATACCCATCACAGAACAAAGGAGTTGATATAATGAGCATAGGTGCGTTATGCGCATCTCGCACAGGAAATAGTATCTCATACACATCGTCCCGAATGTAGGCACCCTCGTCAATGATTAAAATGCCACTGACACTGTAACCTCGGATAGCGTCGAACTGTTCGGCACTTTTGAAGATTAATTCACTGCCGTTGATGAAATCTATAGTTAACAGAGACTGGTTTGCGTTTGTGATGATATTGCTACCCTCTAACATCTTTGTTATGTCCTTGAACATTCGCCTTGACTGGTTGAGGGTCGGTTCTATCAGCATAGATACTGTGTCTCTGTTAACTATAGATT